GCTCGACTGCGCCGGCTTCGCGTCGTGGCCGGGGTTTCTCTACAGCGATATCGTTGGACGCCAGGACACTATGACGTTTCGCGTGGGACTTGGCGCTGGCGCAAGGATCAACACCGGCGGTCAGCCGATCGGTCAGCATATTATGAATTTGCCGTACAAAGACGTGACGGCGGGGCTCGTGCAGATCACGCAGCATATCGAGGAAGAGGCACGTCGTGTCGGCGGTACGCCAGAAATGATGGTCGGGGAAGGCCGGCAAGACGTTCCCGTCGGCACGACGATCGCCATGCTCGATCAGGCTGCGAAAGTCTTGGACTCTGTGCACAAGGGCATGCACATCTCGCAAAGCGAAGAGTTTGCGCTTTTGCGTGATCTCTTTATCGATGATCCGAATGCGCTGCTATGCGCGGAGCCAAACTCGCAGGCGCTTTGGCAGTGGACGAAGGAAGACCTCGTGCAGGCGCTGCGTGACTGTAATCTCACGCCGCAGGCCGATCCTAATACGCCTAGTCACACGATACGCGTGATGAAGGCTGTTGCTCTCGTTCAACTCGTGCAGCTCAATCCTCAGATGTGGGACCTTCACGCGGTCGTAAGGCGCGTGGCCACTATGGTTGGTCTCGGCAATGTCGACGAGTTGTTTGCGCCGCCGCAGCAACCGCAGCCGCAGATGGACCCGAAGGTGTTGCAGCAGATGCAGCAGGCGCAATCCAAGGCGGCGGAATTGGCCCAGAAGGAGCAGGATGGGCAGCGCAAGGCGCAGTTGGATTATCTCTCGCAACAGCTCAAGGCTATGACCGAGATGGCGCAGGTGCAGGATCGTGCTGCTGATCGCATGTCGCGTGAGCGCATCGAGGGCGCTAAGATCGATCAGAAACGGCTCGAACTGGCACAGTCTACCTTGGTTCACCCCCTCAGCGCACCAGTGGCACAAACCTGGCCGGGAATGCCTCCTATGCCGGGAGGGAGAGTGATATAACGGAGATCATCATGGCTCAACTTTCTCATCCATATAGCAGTCAGGTGAAGTCTTCGCAGAAGCGAAGGCTGCGTGCTCTGGGTGCTAAAGCTGGCAAGGCCTGGGGGTCATCTGCTTCGCAACAGCAGAAAAAATATCCGAAGAAACATGCTGGCGAGCAGCGCGAGTTTACGATCCCAGGTGGCAAGGGTCGACGTCGCGCAGACCGGCTCGCGGGCGGAGGAAGCGTCGGTGGCAAGAGAGGGCACGCCACGACGAATATTATTATCTCTCATGCTGGAGGCCGTGGCGGTGTCGGTGGCGGTGGTGGTGCTGCGGCACGTCCGGCAGTGGTGCGGCACACCTTGGCGCCGCCGGTTGGAGCCGGTGCGCCTCCGATGCCGATGGGTGGTGGAATGCCGATGGGTGGTGGAATGCCGATGGGTGGTGGGGCGCCTATCGCGCGTCCGCCGATGCCTATGCCAGCTGGACCGCCGCCTGTTGCACCCGGTGCCATTCGTCCACCCGGTATGAAGAAGGGTGGGCGCGTTGCTGGCATGATCGACGTCAAGGACAAAGCCGGCAAGGGTTACAAGGGCTATCCGTTCTCGCCAACGACTGATGTCGAGGATGCTACCTCGGCTCGCAAGCGAGGCGGGCGTGTCACGTTTAAACGAGGCGGTCGCGTGAGAGGACTTGCCGAGGGCGGCACGACCGATGACGGTTCTTCTCCGCCCGGTACTGCTGGGGACGAGGACGGCGTCGAAAAGATGCAGCTCGGTGGCGGCTTCGGTGGAGGCGCTTTTGGTGGCGCTGGCAATCCCTCAGCGGTGGGCGGCGGTCAAGCTGCTGGTGGTCTGGGCGGCATACTGGGCAACATTCCCGGACGCAGGCCAATGCCTGCGCAGCCGGGGCCAGCCAATGTCTCTGGACGCCCGATGATCCCTGCCCAACCGGGGGTGCCGGTGCCGATGCCCGCCACGCCTGGCTCATTCCGCTTTTTCCCCCCGCCAGGAACGCGGGTAGGCTTCAGCAAGAAGGGCGGAAGCGTGAAGCACTCCGACGAGGCCGAGGACAAGAAGCTCTTCAAGCGCATGTACAGGGAGGAAGAGACGAAGGAGGACAAGGCAGAGAAGCGCAAACGCGGTGGCGCGATCGGCGAGCTTGGCGGGTCAAATCGACCGGGACACACTGTCCTGGGGCGTCCTGGTGCCCAGTTCAACGTCGGCTCAGTACCCAGCAAGTCTGTCCCAAAGGGCCATGCCAGCGTTCTTGCTGGCGAGAAGTACAAGAGCTGGGGCAAGGGCAAGCGCAAGCGTGGTGGCTCGGTCCATGATGACGTACAGAAGAGCCGCGATCATGGCATGGCTGGCGAGAAATATCACCAGCAGGGTGTTGGTTACCGTGCGGCTGGTGGCACTGTGAAGCCCCACGTCGGGCCGCTTGAGGGTGGCGCTGGTTCTGCCATGGGCAGGTTGCGTAAGACCAGAGCTGCAGAAAAGATACCGGATAAGACCGAGCTATGATGGACAGCTTCGATAGCGTCTTTGCGGCACGGCTGGAGAAAGAAATCCTTCGCGAGCTGCACGGTGACGCTCAAAACGACGGGCTTCTTCGTATGATCCTGGCATCGCAGGATTGGGAGACGTTCGTCCGCACCAAAGGCATCATCTACGCTTACGACGAAGTATTGAAGAAGATGGCAAATCTTGCCCGCGAGATGAATGAGCCAGAGAAGCGTAGGAGCGCTTGATGTCGGAGTTGAAGTTTTTCGATCGGCCTCTTGCTACGAGTGCGCCAGCACTTGGCACGCTTCATCAGGCGCCGATGCCGCCTTGGCGCACCGAGGATGAAGCTGAAGATTACCGGAATGATCCGAAGGGTTTCTTGCTTGATCGCGTCGCGTTGTGGCTACCTAAGATGAAAATCTTTCACAACTGGATTATTACGGCGACGTATTGGATGCCGGATTATCTTTCGACAGCTACGGGAGAAAAAATTTATCTCCCCGACAAAACTCACGATGAGGCGCTTTGGCAGGGAAAAATCGGACTGGTCATCGCCATGGGAAAGCTGGCGTTTGTGGACAGCGATTATGTCAAGTTTCATGGGCAAGAGCTGAAGATTGGCGACTGGGTCTTTTACGACATCATGGAGGGCCGGCAATTTACGATCGAGCGGGTCCATTGTCGGCGACTGAAGGACACCCAAATTGTGGGCACGATCGAGGACCCGAGGATAGTCTACTGAGAGAACGATCATGGCTGACGAAGATGAAGGGGGCGAGAACCTAGTCGTTAACCTTGACGAAGAGGAAGAAAAGAAGGCGCCGTCTGCTGACGAAAAGTCTGCTGCGGCAGCCGCGAAACCGCCGCCTGTTCCTGGTCCCTCTGCGACTCCTGCGCCTTCGCAAACCGGCTTAGCCGAGCTGCAAAGACAGATGCAGGCCGAGCGCGCTGAGCGCGCACGTGTCACTGAGGTAGCGCGGCAGATAGCGGCCGAGCGCGATCAGGCGATCCAATTCGCACAGGAAGCTGAGCGGCGCGGTGTCAGCACATACGAGCTGTACAACGAGAACCAGATCAAGGCGGTGCAGGACAAGATGGCGGCGGTAGCCAATCAGGCTGAAGTCGCCATGAATGAAGGCAACTTCAAGGTTGTCTCGGCGCTCAATCTCGAGCTTGGTCGTCTTGGGGGCAGTCTCGCTGTGCTCGAGCGTGATCATCAGATTTTGCAGCAACAGCGCGAGCAAATGGGGCAGCCTCAGCAGCGACAGCCGCAACCTCAGCAGCGGCAGCCGCCGCAGCCCCAACCTCAGCGACCGGCTGATCCGATCGAGCGTGCTATTCAGGGGCGCACCGAGCCTACGAAGCAATTTTTACGCAAACATCCAGAGTTGATTCGTGGTGATGGCTCGCTCAAGCGCACGGCGATCGAGGCTCATGAACGGGCACTCGATGAAGGCCATACGGCTGATACGGCAGGCTATTTCGATTACATCGAGAGGACGCTCAACGTGGCACAGGCACCAGGACAGCCAGTATCCCCAGCGGTACGCGGACAGGCTCCAAGCATTGCTGCGCCCGTCGCACGTGGCGGCGGCCCTGCTGGCAGCGGCGGTGCTCCCGGTGGCAATGGCACATTCACCATGACGCCGAAGATGCGGCGGCTCGCGGAAGAACAAGGGGTAAGCCCGCAGGAATGGGCCAGGAACTACGTGCGGCTCCTTGGAGAGGGGCGGATCACGCCGATTACGTGAGAGAAACCATGGAAAAAATACCTTCTCCTCGCGATCCGCTTGATGATCCGCTTCGTGCCGAGCCGGGTTTGGGTCCGAGCACTCTTCGCTCCGAAATTCATGGTGAGCTGACTGTCGATCCCCATCGCGAGCGGCGACATCAGGGCATCGCCGCGATCGATCCGTTCGATATTGCCGACATCATGGACAAGTACGCTCCGACCCGGGGTGACCCCAGTAAGGGCAATATTGCGCGTGAGATCGACTTCAACTGGAAGCGCTTCGAGACCTATGGCAAGCCGGACTATGCCGAGCAACGGAGCTACCAGGATCAAGGCTGGAGGGTGGTGCAACACCATCATTTTCCGGGGAGATTCGCCCCGGAAGGGACGCAGGGGCCGATCATCGTCAAGGACATGATTTTGATGGAAAGACCGATGCGCTTGACAGTACAGGCCAGAAATGAGGAAATACTAGCGGCGACTCGGGCCATGCAGGTTCATCGCCAGAAAGTAAGGGAGACGCCGGAAGGCTCAGCTCCCCGTGTTGTGTACGTCGATCGTAGTTCGCGTGAGGCAATTCCCCGCGAGGCGATCGACATCCCCGAGGAATAGGGGAACGCATCCAACACCTGGGTGCGAATTTAACGCTCAACCGCTCGCGGAGGCGACACCCGCCAAAGCCGGCAACCCTGGAAGGGGAGCCAGCTCATGGCGAACACACAGGCACCATTCGGTTTCCGCCCGATCCGCACTGCAGGCTCGCCCTATTCGGGCTCCTTCTCGACCAAGAAGGCACAAGGCACAGTTGGCGCCCTTAACCGGGGTGACATGGTCACCCAAGTCAACGATGGCACGTTGAGGCCGTATGCAGCTGCCGACGGGCATTTGGCTGCCGGCGTGTACATCGGCTGCCACTACCTGAGCGCTGCGCTTGGATATCCGATCTGGTCGAATTACTGGCCAGGCTCCGGCGCCGGCACGCCGATGATCGATGTCTTTGTCATCGATGATCCCGAGGTGGCATACGAGGTCGAGGCACTCCTCGGTCCGATTACTCTTGCCAGCGTTGGCATGCGCGCTGAGGCAAGCGTCCTCGCGTCGACCACTGGTTTCTCGAAATGGTCTCTGACCGGCGTAGCAGTCACGGCAACCCTGCCGTGGACGATCGTGGCGCTTGGCAACAACAACGTCCCAATCAGTGACGGTTACGATTCCACTACTGCCTACAACATCGTTGAGGTGCAGTGGAACGACATGATCCTGAAGACGGGCGTCGGCATCTAACGGGAGATAAGTCATGGCGATTGATCTTGCTGCAATCAAGAACGAGTTGTTTCCCGGATTGGCCGCAGTCGAAGGGAGATACAAAAAGATCGAGACCAAATGGTCGCGACTTTTCGAGAAGCGATCATCGAAGATGGCCCTCGAGCGTAGGACGCAGATGGCGTATCTGCCGCTCGCTCGCGAGAAAGGCGAAGGTGCCTCTACGTACTTTGATGACCGAGCTGGTGAGCGCTGGCTCTATTCCGCCGAGATGAAAGAGCTTTCTCTGGGTTATATCATCACGCGCAAAGCGGTCGAAGACAACCAATACAAAGCCGAGTTTAATCCTAGTAATCTCGGCCTTCAGGATGTTTTTGCTGTTACGAAAGAGATTTACGCCGCGAATATTTTTAACACTGGCAGCGTGTACGACGCGACCATCGGCGGCGATCAGCAAGCGCTTTTCAGCACTTCGCATCCCGTCGACATTGGTGTCGTCGGCAATCGACCGGCAGCCGACATCGATCTCAACGAAAGTTCGTTGCTCACG